TTCCAATTTAGGATTTATCATTTTTTCCCAAACACGTTTAGTTATTTCGTATCTCTTTTGTAATATATCTTTCTTTTCTTCTTCGTCAATTAGTATATTTTCTTCTATTTTCTGTGTATTAATTATATAATTATTAAAATCATTTATCAGAGCTGTAAGTTGATCAAATTCCTGTTCACCACTGTAAGGAATGTTGAATTCTTTTAAAAATACCTTCTTTAGTTGCATATTATATATTTATAAAAAAAGAGGGGGATCTTTCGATCCCCCCCTCTTTTTAAAACTTCACGGGACGTACCGTGTGAAAAATTTTCTTTTACATGCCAGGATCTACTTTTTTTAGAAGTAGACGCTCTGTGTGGCAGGTGTGAACGGCTGACCCAGACCAACGACAATAATGACGTGGTAGTACAGGTTAGCCCCGAAGATATTATCCACAACGCCGTAACGAGTCATCAATCCAACGCGAGGCGAGAAGTCGTTAGGACCAATCGTTCTCTGGACGAGGACTGGGATGTACGGGCAATAGATGATACCTGTGTCGTAATACTCCGGACCCTTGTACCCGAGTAGTGCATACTCGAGGCGGGTGCTACGCTGCGGGTTAGTGAGAGATCCCGGATATGCTCCGAGGTTCTCAGCCTGCGCGTCTGTGCGTGTATCACGATACACATTAAACCGACCACCGAGATTTCCAACCTTGGAAACGCCAACAGGTTGAGTGTTGACATTGCCTTGGACGGGAACCCACTGGAATTCAGGAAGCATTTCCAATATGGCGCAAACGCGAGGTGTTGCAACGATGAAGTTGGCAGCACCACGACGGTTACGAACCGCAATGCGGTTAGCTTCGATGATTAGTCTCTGGTAGAAGTCACGATTACGTTCAACTAGCCAGCGACCATCAGCGGAAGCGGGGGACCATACAGAATATCCTGATCCGAAGCCAGCATTGAGGGCAACCTGAATCATACGAATGATCATCTCACGGTCAATTTCTGCCTGTAGCTCATAGCTCATAGCATTTGTCAACTCGGTGTCGATGTCGATACCATTCATATTCTTCAAGTCTTGTTCAAGCTCTACGGACCAGCGAGCAGCAAGCCTACGGGTTCCTGCTTCGACTGCAGTTTTCTCGAAAGAAACTTCAATCTGAGGAATCTTACCGGTAAGTTCGAAGTTACCCAGGATCTGAGCAACACCCTGATCGGTGCCGAGCATTGTGAATTGATCATAATACGGCTGCGAAGGGGATGCGCCAGAGAGCTGAGAAGACGAAGTACCAGTATAACGGGTGTCAAGGAGTTGATATCCAAGTTCAGCACCGTTAGAAGGATTGGCAGGTGTTATGGCGGCATTTGCGTTAGTTCCGCTACCGTCAACGCCAGAATTACCCAATTGTTTATTGAGGTACTTATAGCGAAGAGCGAAAGCAAGACCGACGGGACCACTCATAGGTTGAACACCTACTATCTCGTTGGTGATTAGTTCGGGGAATGTACGACGAATCATCGGGATCAGAATCTTGGGCAGACGTGCATCTCCCTTAGCATAGTCGTCACCAGCGGTGATCTTGCCAGGGGGATTGAACGAAGCTCCAATAGATGCACCTGAACCGAAAACACCACCGCTAGCGGCAGTGTTATCTTCATTAACCATGCACCATTGCTCTTGGTTTTCCAAAAGCATGGCAGTGTTGAGACGTGTGTGATCGTCTTCGATAGCCCGGACAGAATCCGAGGTATAATCGAGGACGGGTGCCCACTTCTCTAGAAGGGTTTTAGCGCGACTCTGATTGATGTAACTCGTGGGAGGAGCGATACGCTTACTCATTTTATTACATTCTCCTTTATAAAATATCGACCAGTAGCAAATTTGCTACCAAATAATCTCAGGTATAAACCTCAGAAATCACCAGCGACCAAGTTCGTTGAGATAGCTGTTTGTCGATTCGTTAGCTTCAGAAGCAGGCTTTTCAGCAGCTTCTTCTACTACGACACGATCAACAGTTTCAGTTTGCTCAACGGCTTCGTCGCGTATGTTTGAAAGACGCTCCTCTTCAGTTTTATTAAAGAGTTTAAGAGTGTAATCATAGTTCTCATTAATGAACTCAACATCTTTGTTACCCAGAAGCTTCGCGATATATTTCTTCTTGTTTTCAGGAAGATCACGAGTTTTCTGTTCTAGTAACAGAGAGGCTTTCGCCTGATTGAGTTCTTTTTCAAGAACTACACTGCGCTCTTTTGCGCTTTCAAGCTCTTTACGAGCTTCATCTAATTGTTTCTTTCCGTCCATTACTGCTTCACGAATGCTTTCTTGGGCAGTCGCTGCATCAACGGCGAGAAGATTGCGGACCTTGCCGAGAACGTCAACAGCACGACGATTAGTCACTGCTTTTTTGATGTCTTCTGCAGGTACAACTTCATCAAGATAAGCTTCCAAATAGGTGCTAATATCATTGATGGTTTCGGATTTGAAAGATTTAGCTTCGTTAGAAAGTGCAGACTGATATTTTTCTACGATAGACTTGAGTTTATCTGAATGATTTTCATCGATAGCAGATACAACCTTGTTTAGTTTAGAAACGTGATCTTTATCGATTGCTTCAACGAGGGATTCTAGCTTTTTGCTATGATCTTCGTCTTGTTCGACAAGAGCTTTTTCAACGTGAATCTTGACTTTTTCATTCACGCTAGCTTCAAAAGCTTGCTGAATTTCATTCAAGGTTTGTTCCGAAAGAATATCCTTTGTGGCTTCTTTTAGTACATCTACAACGTTTTTGCTCATAAAATTATTTATTTATTTCCTCGTTATTTTTTTGATTTTTTTACTTTTTTAAATCCTTAACAGCGTTCTGTATACGATTTTGCAATTTAATATCCATAACAGCTTGAAGGGATTTTTTGGCACTAGAATAATCTTTTTCAGTAAGACACTTCAGAAAATTGTTAATCAAAGATTTTTGTTTAATGTCCATGTGTTTTTATATTTAGCTCTTTGCACTCAATTTTCTAAAGAAAAGAACAACTTGTTCTTTCAAAAATGCTTCAACATCAGTACGAGGAAGGTTGGAAAGGGCAGATGTAAAGCTGTCATATATCTCTTCATAATGACCACTTTCTTTCAAAACGAACTGTTTACTTTCCAAAATACCATCAACAAAAGCTTTGGGGAACGACGGATCAGCAACACAATCAATTGCAACCAAACGAAGATCAGAAACCTTGTTTATTCCGTTTGATCCTTCGCTAAGTTTTCCTAGAGCACGGCTGCTCATTCCTACCTTTACTCCGTCCTGTATCAAACTCTTAACAATCATTCCCATAGGAGTGCTGAGAACTTTGCTTTTACCGTAAAAAACATTTCCATCCTGACGAAGTTCAGTAACCATGTGACAAACACGTTCCAAATTAACTTCAGGAGTTTGAGGATGATTCAATTCACCCATGCTGCGGTGATTCTTGATCATTTCATTTGTGTAACGACCAACTTCTTTGGCCATTTCTTCAAGATTGTAGATTCGACGATTGCGATTGGCTTGTTCTGCCATCATGTAAGGACCTTTGATATAAAGAGTGGCCGGTTGGTTGGGATTTTTTTCTTCCAACACGTATTCGAAATCATCATTAGATGCAGGACGTTCTACAATAAGTTTTAAACCATCATTCATGGATATAATTATTTATATAAATTATCTATTTTTTCGAGTTATTTATTTTTAAATCTTTCTCTGTCAGGATAATGAACTCTGTATCATGGCTTTTTGCCCATTTTTTAGCAGCTTCCCATTTTGAACAATTTGTTATGTAAGTCATTTGTTCATAGAGAATTGTGGCTTTTCTGCATCTGCTATTTTCAAAATTTGGTTTTCTTGTTTGTTTTTCAGGTTTTATTTCAACAAGATATTTTTTATAAATTTCTCCTTCTTTTATTACCATATTCAAATCCACATGATACAACCGAGTGGTTTTGGCAAACGGATGAAAGTAAGGAATTTTTATGCTTTCACTGGCCCAGCGGGAAACATTTGGATTATCATCACAGAAACGAAAAAATTTCAGCTCATATGATGAACGATACAAGATTGGTTTTTTTCCGACATATTTTTTTTCGTTTTTAGGAACATAAATTCCTTGAATGAATTTGCTGTTTTTTT